AAGCAATCAAAAATGAATAAAACTGAAGAAAACATGAATGATTATCTCAGAACTCAAAACAGTTTTACATATAAGTTTTTAGATGATTTTCTGAACGACACTAGACAGACATTTGTAGGCACCGTTCAAACAGAGAAATTCCTTGATTACAATAGAAAGTATGGATCTTATTTGAACAAAGTTTCCTTTTGGTCTTCTAACTCTAATAGCTCCCTGCAGCATTTGGATGGATTAATTAGATTAGCAATTATGAAGTTAGAAGAGGGGCATGATGTAATCTGCATTGAGGGGAGTAACTCTGAAGGGAACCGAATCTTGACTGATCTTGATTTGCTAACTTTTAAAGAGTCTTTTTTTGCATATGATTATACACAGAGAAATGTGGAAAATTACGAGGAAATGGGGAACGAAAACAAACTTTCGATACTCGAGCAGCTTGACTTTGATCATTTTTCTATCGTTGCTTCACTTCCTAAGCACTATTATGAATTTGATTTAGAATGTTTGGATCAACCAATAAGAAATGATTTCGGCAGAGCTTTCGACTTGGTTGATAACTTCATAGAACAGATGCAAGGAATGACTAGATCACATTTGGAAGCTCCCCTGACTATGCTCACTGATCTTGAACCTGCAAAAGACTTATTCGATATGGATGGTAGAATGGAACCGAAAGATTTGCTAAGAAGTGTTGATGATATAAAATACTGTGTGGGTCATAATGGAATCAAATCAGCTCAAGTTTTCAGTAAACTCACAGAAAGAATAGATTTTCTGAGGACAGATTACTATTGTGGTGATTTTTATGAAGAAATGAACAATTTTACTACCAAAAGTCTAACTTATGTTCCCTTGATTAATGGTTGCAACGTGTTTAATGATGTGATAGAAAGATCTGTGCACCTGTATTCGAAAGGCATCAAAACTGTTTTTATGAGATTTCTTTCAAGCAAAAGGTTAAAAGATAAAATAGGGGTTGAATATGAAGAATGCTGTGACTATTCAAAATACGCTGGATCAGACATTGAAATAAATTTAGACAAGACTGATCATAGGAGAACAAATTCATTCACCTTAAGTGCTAACTTGATTGACATAATGAGTATCGAATCCTCTAACGACTGTCTAGGCCCGAAGAAGAATAAATTGACTGGTGAGAGGGATTCGATGTACTATGAAGATGGTGGAAAGAGATTTGATCATGCGTCGCTTGAAACCTATTTAGCAGAATCAGAAGAATATTTTTCGGAATTTTCGGACTATCGTTATTCTGATGACATTAATCAGCTTATAGGAGACTCTTTGTTGTCCTTAGAAGAAACAAACTTAAATTTTAAGAATTACTGCAAGATGCAGATGTATGATACCATGTCACACATAGTAGAGAGGAAATTCTCAGATTTGCTATCGATTCATCAGGAATTATCTCATTCAATACTGAATAGTGTTAGAATCACCAAACATCTGGATAGAAAAGAGCGT